CGACGAGACCCGCGTTTGAGAACTCCCAGGAGGACCCGCAACGCCAAACAGGCCACGCCACGCCCACAACATGAAACAAATTCATGCGGAGCCATCGACAGCAACCAACAACAGCTTGCGGTCCGAGCCCTTGCCATCAATCCAAACATGGCCATCAGCATTACCCATGTACTCGATTGCCAGGCGCAAATACTCTTGAGTATTCGCAGCCATTACGCCACCCAGGGCCAGGGTGACAATTCCAGCAATGCCAACCTCGTTTTCAACCTCCGCCTCATACTTAATGACCCCGGGGTTTGCATCAGACCGGTACTCCCCCGATTCAAGCACGGCGACAGCAGCAGTAACTGCGGTAAAATCGAATCCAGGCTCGGCCAGCAATCGGACAGAAAAGGAATTCCCATATCCCGGATAAACCGGGACGCTTACGACTTCTGAACGCATGTTATCCCCCATGTCCTCGGGTTGCTATATTCCCACGTCGGACCACACAACACCTGATCGCCAACCACGACAGGCGCACCCCATACTGAGCCAACGCCATCAACCTGGCCGGACAAAAGGCGCGTAACTTGCGGGCTGCCAGCAACCGCGCCGACGCCATCTGCCTGACCAGACAGCAGGCGCAAAACTTCGGGCAAGCCAGACACAGACCCGACGCCATCCACTTGGCCAGCCAGCCAAACGGTTGTGTCAAGCGAAGGCTCGCCCTCAACAGACCCGACGCCATCCACTTGGCCAGATAGCAGGCGGGAGACTTCAGGCGAGCCCGCAACCGATCCCTCGCCATCTACCTGCCCAGACAGCAGGCGGGAAACTTCCAGCGACCCGGAAACCGCGCCGACGCCATCCACTCGGCCAGATAATGAAGAAGAAACCTCAGGCGAACCGGAGACAGCGCCGACACCGTCCACCTGCCCAGATAGCAAACGCGAGACTTCAGGCGAACCGGAAACAGAACCGACGCCATCAACCTGACCGGGCAACTCGACCGGCAGCAGCGTCTCCTGCGCAACATCAGACCACGGGCCGATATCTGTGGCATTCTCCGCCCGGACGCGATATTCGCGCCTTGCGCCACCCGCGTGATTGTCCGTGAACGAAGTTCCAACAACAGCAGCGGCCACCACCTGCCACTGATCCGTATCCCCGACTAGCTGCTGCTGGACCTCATAGGTGACAGCATCAGGCTCCAATTGCCATTCGATCAGCGTGCTTACGTCGCCGGCCTGACGGGTCGCGGTAACACCCGTCACCTGCCCAGGCGGGGGCGGACCTACGGGACCACCAAACCATTCACCGCTTCCAAGAATTAAGGTGCCGTGCGCGTCACCGACCAGGTCATCAATCTGACCGCCATCCAGAGCATTATCGTCCAGCACCCACCAGTGTTGCAGCACATTATTGGTATATAACCGGAGATGTTGAATTACGCCATTGATAGGCACGCCATTAGGCAGCGCATGGCCAATGACAAGCCCACTAGCCGCTTGTGCGTTACCGTTTATAAATTGATAATTATTCCCAGACTCAACACGATAACGCGGGTTTGTGTTGGAGACAGCTTCTTCGTAGAAGAATGTTTCTACATTTGCAGGAACAGGAAGAATGCTTCCAACCAAAGCACCACGATAACTCGAATAATTATCGCCTTCTAACTTTAACACTCTGTTGACGCTATTATTTATGGAACCCCATATGTTTCTGATCGCACCGGAGCCTTCGCCATCCCAATCAATATAGAATTCGTGCTGATTCCCAACGTTTGTTTGGCTCCAGGAAATTGTAGGCACTTCTACCCACGTATCATTCCCCTGCTGTCTGAGCCTATAAGGCCGGATCTCGTACCCTACTTCCGTAGGACCAACATTGCCGCCGCCCGTAACAGCCGTGACCCTATAAGCACGTCTATTTTCATTCGGCTTGTTGTCCGTGTAGCTTAGCTGCGATGTCGTTGCAAGCTCTGTCCAGGCACCCGAGCCTGTTATGTCCCGGTACTCAATAATATAACTGGTGGCATCAGTGACAGCGTCCCATTCAATGGTGTTCCGGGTTGCGCTGACCCAGGTCACACGCACATCTTGCAGGGTTTCCTGCGTTACAGCCGACCAGTCACCGAACGTCCCTCCATCCTTTCCTCGGACCCTGTACTCCCGTTGTGCGCCTCCGTCATAGTGGTGCCACCATCTTGTGCCAACCGTGGAAGAAACAACTAACGTTTGCCACTGATCGACCTCGCCGACAAACTGGAACTCGACTTCATATGTGACCGAGTCCGGATCTTCGTCCCACGTGATAAGCGTGCTTTTGTCTGTTGACTGACGCTTTGCCACTACACCAGTAATGACGCCAATCGCTTGAGCTGTTATTTGATCCGATTCAAACAGATCAGCAACACCGGAATTTAAATCTACATAATCCGCCTCTGATAACTGTACTGGATTATCGGAGTAAAACAGCAAATGCGCCAGACTACCCGCCGTTTGAGCGGAAACCGACATATTCCCGGCAGGCGTGTATGGATCAAAAGCACTTAAAGCTGAAGTTTCGCTCAGAGCGCCATTCAGGTAAGCACGTGCGCTCCTGGCATCAGCTCCGCCATGCGAATTGACACCGGCAATAAAAGAGTGTGCAACGCTTAAATCAGCCGTATCTGCGCGGCTCAAAGCGCCGGATGATGTGAACCTATACCTAGTGTCGGCCCCCAAGCCCCAAAGATTGCCACCGAAACCGGGGTTGCCATTTAACGTATCAAAAGCTGCGGACGGAGCACTGGAATCGTTAAACCAATAACCAACCACTCCCTCAGTGTCGCCCGCTGCGGGCAGGAGAGACGCAGACCCGGTGTAATTGATCGGATTGCCCGAGTCAAAACCGGCCCCGTCACCCCAGCCACCAGACACAAGCCCGAGACTTGCCGTATAGGTTTGCGTACCGTCCAGCAGAACAGAGTTGTCCAGCGGCTGCCCCGGAACCGAGTACGCGAACGAATACGCGCCAACTAATCCAACTGTTAGCGGATTGCTTGTGTTTAATGTAGGTGCTGACATGGGAAGTCTGGTTTACTGAATTCCAGACACGACAATCCCGGTCAGTCCAGGCATGCCATCCCGCCACCCCTTCCAGCGCAGCACTTGCGTTTTTCCTGGCGCTGCCGCCTCGCTTCGAATGGAGAATTCATACTCACCTGCCCCCTGTAACGGGCGCAGCGTCTTGGCTGGGCCGTTATCGACCCACGCATAGACCAGCAACTCACCAAGCTCAGCAGCAACGTCATTTGGCAAACTCAGGCGCACTACAATGGTTTTAGACCCATTGCTCACAAACGAATGCTCGCGGGCAGGCGAGCCATACTCAGCCGGCAAACCATCTCCGAGATCCGCTGCCGTTTTCCCGCGGGCAAACCCGACGCAACGTCCATCTACATTCGGCACGCCGACAGAATCCGCAATGGTCTGCGTTACATCGGCGCCCGCTTCGTCGACAAACTTCTGAACATGCTGGTTACTGATCCAACCTTGCGTCTTCATCTGGTCGATCATCCAGAAAACGGCGGATTTGGTCCCGGTGTTCGGGTCGTTATCGATAAAGCTCTGCTCGATCCCGTCTGCGATACGCTCCAGAATCCAGTTAGCCTCCCAAGCAACCAGCAGACCGTTGGCGACATTCGCGTCACCCAGGCCAATTACCTTTGCGACCGCCTGCCGGTATTCGTCGCGCATCTGCAGTATCGGCGGAACCTGAGGATTCGCGCCGGCATCGGGCTCATTCAGCATCGTAAACAGTGCTGTCCGGCTGATAACCCGGCGCGTCACCGTCCCGGCTGCAGCCGTTGTCCTCAGATATGTTGACGCTTCCAGATCCGACAGGCCTTCAGTGGCGCCGCCGGCGCCATCGTCCAGCACACCCGCAATAGCGGCGATCTGCTCATCGGACCAGTACTGCGTTTGCGCCTTGGCGATGTCTTTCGTGTAGGTGTTAGCCATCGTTGCCCTTCCTCGAACTGGACGCGCAGCCATTAGTTAAGCGTCACAACCAACGAGCCAACCGCAAATTTAATCGGGTTGCCGGTCTGCACGCTGATCGGTGCCGGGAAGTTGTAAACGCCGCGCGTGCGCCCGTTGGCCTTGTCGTACAAGATCCAGCCAACCAGCGAAACATCCTCGTCGCTGTTGCCGTAGTCGATCTCCGCCGTGTTGCTGATCGTGCGCGGCTTATTGCCGGTCGCATTACCAAACGCGACATCCTTGGCCCCATACCATGTACCGCCTGGCTCAGTAAGCCCGGTACCATCCGGCGAGACAGTTGTCGTGCTCAGCTTAATCTCGACAGTCGTGGTCGCCGTGCTCCCGCCCAGACCGAACAGCAGCGCGAGCCCGTCTTGTTCCGCATCGTTGCTATATGTTCCCGCCATTACCTAATCCTCCTGTTTGCAAATTTGCTCGCCATCATCGCAACAATACCACCCACGACAAGCGCGCCACTGCCTACGGTTGGCACGTCAACAGACACCGAAGTAAGCGCCATATCCTGCGCGAACCGCTCCATGCCTAAGTCTAGCCTCACCGTGGTGATATGTGAAAGAACGACGCCCGAAAACGAAGGAATATCCCAAGCATGGGAGAATTCGCCCTCGACATGGACCGGATGCTCAGACTTTCCGATGCCATCATACAGCGCCAACGTTGCCAGCATCTGGCCATGGTCAAGCTTGCCGGTGATCGCGAACCGCTCGAACTCCGAGAAATCGAAGACACCGACCTTCGGCGCCCATTCGATAAACCCGTCGCCCTTGCTGTATGCGTCAGCACTCAGGGTGAACACGCCAGCAGGCGGAACCACAGCCGCGGTGACGTCCCCAAAGCCCATACTGTGGTCTATGCCGATCGAGCGGATCATGTCACGCACCGGGCCGGAATCCACGCCAGGCCCCGGTGCGCGCACGCGCTGAGCAAGCTCGGTGAAGTCATCCCACACCATGCTCATGAGTCACCCCCGCGCAAACCACCGGACGGCGCAGATTGCGAGGGCTCCGAGAAAATCAGAGCACCGGAACCAGGCGCTGGGATGTCGGCAGGCTCAACCGGCAGCACATCAGGCAGCAAAACATGCTGGTCTTCATTCGGACGAAGCTCAGGTATAAACGGGGCATGGTCCAGGAGATCATCCAGCCCGGAGAAATCGCCGGGACCGTGCTGCTTAAACTGCGGGGACGGTGGTGTGAACTCAACCGACTGGATCTGGCCACCGTTACCGACAACCTCGATCCTCAGGCGCATGTCGGCGAGCAAGCCGCGCAGGGAATCCGCAGAAGCCTGCTGCTCTATAAGCCTGTCTTCCAGCTCCTGGAGCGGACCCTGGATTGTCTGCGTAATCGAACGCTGAGCCAGCGCCGGACCGAACACAATCAGCGCCACGACCGCGACGATAACCGCTCCGATGACTGCGATTGTGTCTTTGCTGAGCCCGGCGCCGGCAACCCTGATGTTCTTGCCGCTGAGCTGCGCGTACAGCCGCGCGTGCTCTGACTCAGCAGGCTTGAGGGGATCAAACCCCCGGAAATCGTCTGTCATAATCCGTCTCCCTTGCTAAACTTAACGCCGGCGTCGGGTGGCTCCCTTGGCTCGGCGCCCGGGGCCGGGTGATCACGCCCGGCCCCATCCTTGACAGTGTAGCATGTTGCGGTTATGCGGCGGCTCTTGCCTCCATGAGCGCTATTGCCTCGCCGGTCGTTTCGACTTTGTGCTCATCCATAAAATCCGCCAGCGCCCCAAGTTGCTCCCGCTTTTTCTTCGCTCGCTCAGCGCATGCCCTGGCGTTTTCCTCGCAATGCTCAATATGAGCACGCAGAACCTCCGCAGTACACGTGAGCCCGTTGTAATAAATGCCTCCAAGCAAAATCATCCGGGGCAGCTCGGGGAACATGCCCAACGTGCCGCACGACTTTAGGCGCGCCCGAGTCTGCTTGCGCAACTCCGACTCCATCCACGCATCCAGGCCAATCCGCTGATGCTGCTCTAGCTGCTCTGGGGTGGCTTTGGAAATAACGCGATCCAAAAGTTCCCTTGGTGTTATTGATGCTTCGCCGCCCTCAAGAAACCGGCAAATTTCCTGCTCGGCAATTCGCGCCACGTCTGTCTTAGCCATTTTCCACAAACTCCCGTAATACCTGATCGCAAAAATCGCGCATAAACGTCAGCGCGCCTATATTACCGGCTGCCTCCTCTCGATTGCTCACGCTGTGCCAATACTCGGCCACATTCTCCAACTCAAACGTGGCGCTGAACCCTGTATGAAACTGGCGCAGCTTCTCGAAACACAGCTTCCAGGTCACGCACATAGATTTGCGCTTCTCCATGCGCCGCTGCATCTCCTCGCGAGCATATTCCAGCGTAACAACCCCGGACTGCTCAGCCTCGGCAAGCTCTGGGCATTCGGCCCGAAGCTCTGCGCGCCATTGCGCCTTCAGCGCGCGCATCTCAGCCGCGTCCCGCTCAACCTTCTCATCCTCTGAGGCGGTCTCTTCCGCCAAACGCTGCGCCACCGCCGCTTGCGCCGCCTGCTCGCGCGCCGCCTTATCGCGCGCCACACGTTTACGCCTGGCGGCTTCTGTGTAAGCCGATGCCAACGGCTCCTCCCCAGCCATAACACCATCGACCAAGTCCGGAGCCCACTTCAGGACGACGCGGGCACGCTTCAGCGTAGTGACGCTTGGCTCTAAATTCTGGCCATTATGGCCGGAAACTCCGCCGTTCGGCCCTCGCTTCCGCCCCTCCGGTGCCAGCCTGGCATGGGTTAGCGCTCTCTGGCCTTGGTTCATGTGCCTGCGGTTGTTGTTTAGAGCCAGAATGTACGCCCCTATCGCGTCGTCATCGGTCGGCCCCTGGTACTCAACAAACGCTGGCTCAACCTTGGCAAGCTCGCAGGCCGCCAGGCGATTGCGACCATCAATAAGCACTTCCTCGCCGTCGATGCGCGCAAACTCCAGCGGATGAAGAAGCCCGTTCTCTGCGATGTCGGCGGCAAGTGCCTCCATCTCGTCAGCCGGGATCATCGGGTAGATTGCTGCGAATGGGTGAACTTTCATTCTCACATCTCCAAAAAAAAGGTCTGCTGCTGACTTCGGGTGACACGGGGCGGAAGTTCCCCACCGAAGCCAGCAACAGACCTGTTTCCACTTCCGCATAGCGTGTCACTGCTTCGGGCATTATACCTCCTTCTTGACATGAACCGCACCACCAAACCTATCCCGCAGTGCCTTCCAGTTCTCGTCGTGCTTGAGCATGTCTGCCGTTTCCGGCCTGGACTGCTCCAGCCTGGACCATACGGCGGCTCTCTTGTCTTTCGGCACCGCGCTCAGGTTTACCCACCGCTCCGGCTCATGCTTCGATGCTGAGCATGGCAGGGGCGTTGGCAGCTTGGCACGGCGCTTCTCCTTGACCGTCTGACTGGCGTGTCCCTTAGGCATAAAATAACCCCACAAAAAGTGTAATCCGCCAATCCGCCGCTAATCCGCCGTGCCCCGCCGGCGGGTTGGAAGAAACCAAGAAATAGACGGGCGGCTTAATCCGCCGCCGTCTTGTATTTCTTAGGCGGCGGCGGATTAGGCGGCCCGGCGGCTTAGGCAGTGAAAATCGACCCATCAAAATCTAATCCGCCGTTAATCCGCCGACCGCAGCGGCTTCGATTTTTTCTGCCAGATGCGGTGAGGCCAGAGCGACAGCATCCCGGGACGGCATCAGGAATGAGCGCAACTGCCCGTGGCGCTGGTGCTCCGGAAGATCCCGCTGGTACAGGCCGCCAGAACTCATCAGCGTAGCCACAGCCGCGCGCAGTTCCTTTCGGGTAAGGCCATCTCCTATCTGGTCGGCGAGCGCGTCCAGGCTCGACTTGGAATGCTTGCGGCCATCCATAAGCTGGCCAATGACAAACTGCAGAACGTCCCCCACATCCCGCGCGGCTTTCTCGGCGACGCTCGGTTGCGGTTCCTCTATAAATGACTCGTAGCTAAATCCGGTGCGGCGCAACCAGATCCGGGGCAGGTTGGGTGGTGAGTAGGACAGCTTCGGCCGGCTGAGCCTGACTATCCCGACATCGGCTCCAGGCTCGCATGCTTGCGGTGGAGTGGGTTTCTCTCCTGGCTGCCACGAGTGCGCTACCGCCGTCATTCTGGACCCGTCAGCGAGCGCTGAGCCACCCCTGCCGCTGTACTGGTCGTCTGTTTTCTCTCTGGCGTTGCCCTTGCCGGTATGGTGTATGAATCGCACGCAGCAATTTAGCCCGTTCATGATGCGCCGGGCCGCCATTACGCAGCCCTGTTCGTTTCCGTTAATGCGATCCTCGCCGACGCCGAACGATACCAGCGGGTCGAAGATAACCACGACCGGCGGTTCGTCGCTGAACGCTGAGACAATATTGTCAGCCAGTTCGGTAAGGCGAATATTTCCGTCATCAGCCTGAATCAGCTTCAGGTCCGCGCCGGTTACGTCCCAGATGAGCAACCCGGCCATGGCTGTGGCTAGGTCTTTGCCGGACAGGTTCAGCGCTTTACAGATCTCGCGGAAGCGTGCCACCAAGCGTTCGCGCTGATCCTCGGCCGTAACTATCAGGGTGGCGCCTTGCTTGACTACCTCCAGGCCCCACACATCGCGTCCTAGCGCGATCTGAATAGACTCGTGCAACACAAGCGTCGTTTTCCCGACGCCGCCGGGTGCGATTAGTTGGGCCACGTCCGCATAAAGGTAGTCCCGCACAATGCAGTCGGGCGTTAGTTCCGCTGACTCCATTTCCGCGGCGTTGATCGCGAGCACCGACCGCGCGGGCGGTTTATATGCGCGTTCCTGCGCCTCTGCTCCGAGCGTTGTGTTTAGCTCGGCATCTGAGACAACGTGCTCGGCTATAGCGTCCTGGAACGCTTTTGAAGCGCGCTGCATGTCAAACTTCGTGGGCTTGCCACAGTAGCGGGCTGCGTCTTCGGCGTAGACGTCCACGCCGGGGAGTTCTCCGTTGGGTGGTTTTTCTTTCACGATTCCCCCATCAGGCGATTTAGTGTCTGCCACGTGCGCGTTTCCAGATCAGCATCCACCGGCCTGCCTGCGTCGCGGTCTGCCTGTATTAACATAAGTATGGTTGCGGCCCTGCGCCGCTCGGTTTCGGTTTTCTCGCGTGCGCGCGCGACGCGCGCCCGCTCTCGTGCCGCTGGGTCTTTGGGATTCTCCCAACCCCGATCCTCAAGCCACTTGAACGCATCCGGCCACTCGCAGCCTAGATGGCGCTTGACCAGCCCCGGAAGATCCCCTCCCTCGGACTGGCTGAAATCATGCCACGTGCCTGCATAATCTACTTTCAGCTTGTGATCTGCGTAGAAACGTGCGCCACCGCTACAGCGTTTCGGTTGCTGTCCGATAAGCTCCGCTGCCAACCGGATTGGCAGGGACCATGTCACGCCTCGCTCTCCGCCGGCTTGTCGAGCGACTGTTTCCGCAGATGATCTTTAATCTCTTCCGCCAGCTTGTAGCGAAGCAGGTCCAGCAGGTTGTTCGGGATATGACGCGGCGTTGTAGGCGATGCCCACGCCCGCACGGTCTGTGGCTTTACGCCGAGCAGGCGGGCCACGTCTGGAGATTTCAGGTTGTGCTCGGCCATCAGTTCGCGCAGGTTTGTCATGGTCTGGTCCGGTTGCATATCGGGCCTAAAAGTCTAGTCTAGGAAGTGACTGTAGACAACCGTCAACATTTATCGCCTCAAAGTGTTGACGACCGTCAACAGTCCTGTATAATTACAACCATCGAAGCACACAACACACCGGAGACGCAGACATGAAACCGACCGCCCGCAAGAGTTACGGCGAATACAAACCGGTAATCCGCTTCCCGGACGGATCAACGAAAATTTGCGGCCAGAGTTACACATATTGCGATGTCACTAACAAGCGGTTTCACAGGCGCGGCGTCGCGTTCGCGACGCGAGATGAGGCCATCCAATACGCTCGCGACTGCATTGATGAGCGTAGGCGGCAATGGCGCGACCTTCGCAGCGCGATAGTTCGTGACTTAAAGAATCCCGCCAGCCCAGAGCACGCCAAAAGGCTGCGGCGATCAATGGAGCGCCTAGACGCAGAGCGCGACGCGCTGGAAGGCTGGCAGTAACACCCCACAAGCCCCGCTCCGGCGGGGCAAGACACATAACGGAGAAAGACATGACTCACAAAGCTGATGCCCCACTGTTTGCGGATTATGTGCAGTGTCAAAAAATCAAAGCACTGGAAAAGGAACTGCAGACAAAAGACAAAAAAATCGAGAAGCTAGAATCAGACATCCAGTGGATGGTGAAGAAAGCCGCCGACAAAAGCCTGGAAGGTTATCGTGAGCTTGGGCAGAAATGCGCGGAACTCGAATCAATGTACGTACAAATGTGCATCGAATACGGCAAGGCCAAGGATGAAATTCGGCGAATGAAAGAACTCAGAATCGCCGATGGAGCCGAACCACCCACAAGCCCCGCTCCGGCGGGGCAAGACACACACAAGGAGAAAGACATGACCAGCACCACTAATAGCATCATTGCAATCCTCAGCGCTGCCGGTTACTCCGACGATCAGGTAGCGCATGGCATCGAATACGCCATGCAGCGTGGCGCGACTACTGATGATGAGTTGATTCAGTTGGCACTGAACCGCATTGTCCTGACGGATGAACAGTTAGCGAACGGCGACAGCGTTCCCTGGGAGCCGCTGAACTGAAACACCCACCAGCCCCGCTCCGGCGGGGCAAGACACACAACGGAGAACGCAAACATGAACGACTATGAAGTATTACGCACAGCCATCTTGACCGCCGACGACAACGACGCGCGGTCAATAACTTCGGCCCTGCTGCTGGCGACCGCACCGGACGCAACCGAGTCCGAGCGCGAAACCGCGCGCGGCATGGTTAACAGCGTACTGCGTAGGTACAGGCTTAACGAGTTGGGGGTTGCGGCATGAGATGGCTGCCCGGAGACTGGGCAGATAAACAATGCCGCCCGCATGATTAAAACCAGCCACGCTCATAAGACGGAGTATCACACAATGAGAACAGACGACTGGACATCGCAGCAGCTCAAACAGGCTGCCGACATGCTGGCGAAATGGGAAGGCGACAAGCCTCGGATACTGCAGGAGCTGGAGAAAACCATTGTCGAGCAACAGGCATTCAACCGCATGACGGCGGAGTTTCTGCCGCCGTGGTTTAAAGATTTTTACGGGAACATGCGAAATGCTGACAGATAATGACATCAAAGCCATTCGCGAAATCGTTCGCGATGAATTGCGCGAGCAGGAAGGATTAGAAACTTGGGATTTGCCAGACCCGTCTGAGCTAACCAACATTTTTGAGATGCCGGCCAATACACACCCGGCCAAGCTAACCGGCATCCCAAAGCCAGGAAAAACATACGCCGCATTTCTGTCGGACGGGGTTAACATATGCAGCGACTCGTTTTCGTTAACAGTTGAGTCAGCGTCAAGCGACGGCCATATGCCCGACATATGCGCGCGCATAAATGCAACCGCCATAGAAACTAATGTGCATCACTGGTTTGATAGGGTTCGCATTATGGTATCAGACAGCGCCGTTTGTGACATGCTGCTAAACCAAACATTCCTGCCAAGTGAAGTTCGGGACAGCCAGCTTGTATTTTCTGGCGATATCAACATCGAAATGGAGTAAAAAAATGGATTACTACCCGGACGACTGTCAACTAGGCTCCATAAATTGGGAGCTGGCACCCTGGAATCAGGACGATATCGAAGTAATGTGCCCGATCTGCCCTGATCAGGAAATGACCGAAACAACAGATGGGCGCTGGATCTGCCCGGAATGTGGCGAGGAGATAGAGTAATGATGACCACTGAATTTCTGTATGGGTTGTTTCTGATGCTGGCTGGTGGCTCGCTGGTCCTGCTGATCCAGTCATATCGCGCATGGAAACGGGAGCGCGACGCCGAGCGCAGGATGAGAGAGCGCATAGCGCAGCACATCTACAGCATGCGCGCGCCCGGCCTGCCTCGCAGTATGGCGAGAATCAAGCGCGACCAGACAGCAGCGCTTCGGCGAGGGATCGAGCGCGCCGGCGGACAAGCCAACTGACAAAAAAATGGCCTCAGGGGGACTGAGGCCAAGCACACACAAGGAGATAGGGGATTACGTCAACGCTTTAATGATAGCAGATCCTCAAAATCCTGGACACTTCGACAGACGCCGGCAACTCCGCCGGCTCTGTTGATTGTGTTAATCATGTTCTGCTGCTCCTTGCTGACCCGTCCGCGCGGGCCCTTAACCTCCACAGCCATAAAGCGCCCGGTTGCAGTCCAGCCCACCAGATCCAGCCAGCCAACTGGCAGACCGGTGGAAAACCGGCGCGCGTGTTCGATCAGCAATGCGCCGCCTCCCTTCCAGGTAATATCGCCAGTCCACGCGCTCCCGACATTGCTTCGAAACAAACGGCAGCCGGCGGCCGTGGCCGCCAGCATTATTTCCTTTTGGATTTCAGACTCCCGCACGGGGCAGCCTGACATACAAAATCTTACCCTTCAGCCCATTACGGCCGCGCGGCCTGGTCCGGACCTGACACTCTATAAGCCCGTCCCGTTCCATGCGGCGCAGAATTTTAGGCGCCCCGCGCGGGTCGTAGTCGTCCAGTTGGTTGGCAATCCAACGGCATTCTCGCCACTCGTCGGTGATAAACGCCATAAATCGCGCCTGCACTGTCGTCAGACCGCCGGCCGGCTTGCGCGATTCAAGCATTTTCTGCGCAGCTTCGCGCGTTTTGTTACGGTTGCTTGTGTGTGCGTGCTGAATAAATGCGGCTGAAAACATGCTATCTCCCTTGGATTTTCCGGACTTCGGTGCATCTGCCGGTTTTGCGGGTCTCGACATGTCCCAGCTCGGACATGGTGCGGACCCTGCGCGTAACCTCGCCAGTCCGAACACCGATGCGCGCGGCTATGGTTTTTGTCTCGATCCATTCGCGCCGGATGAGGTTGCTGATTTGCCGATACAGCGAACCGACGCCGCGCCGCCGATTTCTCTGCTGTGACATCAGGCGCACCGGGGCTATCCTGCCCCCGCTGACTGTTGTGTCGTGTTTGGCGCTGAACATTATTTCCCTCCTCCGTTGTTGTATTCCCGGGCCATGCGCCGCAATTGATGTTCTGCCCGTATGAGCTGGACCTTGGCGTCCGACACCAGATCCCAGGCGCGCTCGATCCGGTTTAGCGGATGGTCTGCGTGATCCCCGAGCATCACGGCGGCCCGGTCTATCTCGCCGCGCGCCTCAGTCAGTAGCCGCACAGCACATCCCTCCAGACCGGTTAGGGTTGCTGATTTTTCCGGGTTATCGGTTTTCCGGCGATTAAACATCGGTCTTGTCCCTCGCAACCTGAAACAACAGCCGCGCCGCAGCGTGAGAGCCCGGGTGCAGCTTGCTTTCCTGGTCCTCCAGAAAGTGTGTAATACCCTCGACCCGCCCGGTAAATGCCATGTCCAGATGCCCCATGATCGAACCGAAATTCTGCCGCGCGTCCAGTGTTCGCCAGCGTTCATCTGGGTATTTCTCGGCGCCCATGGCCAGCACAGCGGCTAATTCCTCCAGCGCTTCGGCTGGCATGTATTTTCCGATGGTGTATAGCGCTTTGCGCGTTTTCTTGCCGAACTCTGCCTCTATGCCGTGCTTAGGCATCATCGTCTTCCCTGTCTTACCTTCCAAACATGACGCGCCCAGCCTGGTTTGTAGCCGCGCGCCTCGCCTAGTGCGATCAACTGCGCCAGCGTTTGCGCCTGGCGCTGCTGCTGCTTCCTCTCGCGTTTCCTGTCTAGCTCCTGCAACTCTCCTTCAATCTCGTTAATCTGTCGCTGAGTAATCGGGTATTCGTAGCCACATTCCGGGCACGCCGGCGCCGGCTCATGGCACGCATAACAGCGGTCGCATTGCTTCATCGGTACTCGGTCTGCTGGATTCCGTTTTTTCCGATCATGCTCTAGCGTCCATTCGCGCGGCTCGCACGGCAGACCATGGCGCCCAGCGTTCCCCGCATGATCCAGAATCACAGCGCGCGATTCCTGCGGCCTGAGAGCTCGCCCGCACCGCTGGAGCCAAATTGATTCAGAATCGGTCGGGGCAGCATCAACGACACAGCCGACTTGCACATTTAATCCGGCATTCGCCGCCAGATCGTAGCCCTCGCCGAACAGCCCGACATTCCAGACCATGTCGAGCCGCCCGCGCGCCAGATCCTGAAGGATCTGCTTGCGTTCAGCCCGCTTCGTGGTTGCGTCTAAATGCGCCGCCCGGATTCCGATTGCCTGCATGGCCTGGACTATGTGTTGCGAATGCTGGACGGTTACGGCAAAACCGATTGTCAGCCGACCACGGGCGTATTCGCTCCAGTGTTTGCCGATGTTCCCCATAATTACTTTGCGATCCATGGCGGCGGCGGATTCGGCCTTGATGAACTCACCGGCCCTGCGATGCAGCTTGGAAGTGTCGGCGCCGGGAATGGAAAAAATGCGGTACTGAGCCAGAAATCCGTTATCAATGAGCCACGCAACCGGCGGACCCTGAACCATGGCTTCGAAGTATGCCGCCAGGCCTTTGCCGTCCAGGCGGCGCGGCGTTGCTGACAGCCCTAGGTGGTATGACTCGCCGTAGTGGTTGCGGACCTTTGCCCAACCGGCTGCGGCGATATGATGAGTTTCGTCCCATATCATCAGCTTGGGTTGTGGCACTACCGCCAGTCGTTTGTCTGACTTCAGGGAATCAATCGACGCGACGAAACATGCCGCGCGCGGATCGTATGGGAAGCCTGCTGCGATAAAACTGTGCGGTATCCCGAACCGGGTCAGCGTCAGGCTGGACTGCTCAACCAATTCGCGCCGATGGCATACGAAAAACGGCACGCCGCCCCGGTCCATGGTGCCAAGCATCACATCGGCAGCAACTACCGTTTTTCCGAAGCCGGTCGGCGCCTGCAACAACACCGACCGCACCCGCCGGAACTCCTGCCGCACAGATTGCTTGGCTTCGGATTGGTGCGGGTGAAGTTTCATTACTCGCAGAGCCCGTACACGGCCTTCGGCGCGGCAGCAATCTGCACAATTTTATCCTTCATTTTTCTGCATCCTTTTCTTCAGCAACATTCTTTTCTGCAGCAACATTACCCTGCTGCTCATCATCCGAACCGGGCTCGCGCTCGAACTCCGGGCAGTCAAACGGCCTTACTGGACACGCCCAGCCGCGCGTTCCATAGACTGTCTGCATGTTTGAGCACCGCAGGCCCGGACGCTTCGACGCCGCCTTGTAGTATGACCATTTACAATGCGCGCACCGGTTCATCGCTCTGTCCGCTCCAGAGCCTTGCGCCGCCTCAGTTCCAGCGCTGCAAGGTTCCTCAGCCACGCCGACAGACTCAGCCCGTCCGCGCGTGCCGCCTTCCGTATTTCCCGCTTCAGATCGGCGGGTAACCGAACACCTGTAATATCCACTTGTATGTCCTCCGATATCAGCCACGACTACAGTATGGCATACAGGCAGCGGCTTTGCTATGCTGTTTGTGCACACACCGACAGAGAGCAAGCAATGAAAATTAACGGTCATGAAATCGCGCCAGGCGCCGACCTCGCTCGCGCCGACCTCAGGGGCGCCGACCTCAGGGACGCCAACCTCAGGGACGCCTACCTCGGCGACGCCGACCTCTGGGGCGCCGATCTCAGGCGCGCCGATCTCACTGGCGCCAACCTCTGGGGCGCCGATCTCAGGCGCGCCGATCTCACTGACGCCAACCTCAACGAGGCCGACCTCAGGGACGCCAACCTCAGCGACGCCGACCTCAGGCGCGCCAACCTCAGGGACGCCAACCTCAGGGGCGCCGACCTCTGGGGCGCCGATCTCAGCGACGCCGACCTCAGGGACGCCAACCTCAGGCGCGCCAACCTCAGGCGCGCCAACCTCAGGGACGCCAACCTCAGGGGCGCCATAGGCAACATGCGCGAAATACACACCATGTTGTGTGATACATGGACGGTCGCTTGGACTGCCGACATGATGGCCATCGGCTGCGAACAGCACCCGATCGATGATTGGTGGGAGTTCGATGATGAGCGCATCAATGCCATGGACAGGCATGCGCTCGTATGGTGGAAAGTATGGAAGCCGATTATTAAATCTGCCGTGGAGGCGACAACATGCCCCAAATAATTTACGACATGCCAGCGGACGAGTACCACGCGCGCCCCGAGATGAGCAACAGCAACCTCAAGTTGTTCTCGGAATCCCCGGCCCGTCTGGTCTGGGCTCGGACTGCACCGGAAGACCCAGAGAAACGCCGCGCGCTGAACCTGGGGACAGCCATGCACACCATGTTACTTGAGCCGCACCGCGCGCATATCGATTACGTGGTAATGCCAAAATTCGGACGTAAAGCAGTCGACCTGCTGGCCAAAAAGGAATGGCTCGACGCGCACGAACAATGCTGCATCATCACCGATGAGGAGCAGCGCAAGCTGCAGATCATGGCCAAGTCTGTCATGGCGCACCCGGTCGCGCGAGAGATGCTTGAGAGCAAGGGCGCAGTGAACGAGTCTTCCGTGTTCTGGCGTGACCCTGACTCCGGTGTCGATTGCCGCGCCCGCCCAGATATTTTGACGTGGGACGTAACGCTCGGAGATATCAAGACTACGCCGGATCTTAAGGGTTTCGGCAATTCTGTGGTCGATTATCGCTATTACGTGCAGGCCGCGTTCTACGAAGACGGGTTGGCTGCGAACGACATCCACACCGGTCCCATGCAGTTTATCGTTATCCAGAAAAACGCCAGCGCCGGGCGCTACCCGGTAGACGTTGTCGCGCTGCCGGATGATCTTGTCGAGTACGGCAGGCGGACCTACAAACGCGAACTATGCGAGTATGCGGAATGGCAGGACCGCTGCGAGCCGGTAGAAGCCACAGAGCAAAGCATCCCAAACTGGTTTTACAAGCAGATCGAAGACGAAATGATAGGGGATATCACATGACAGATGTTACGTTTGCGTTGGCGGCAAAGTCTGACCAGTTGAACGCTGCTGATCTGGCCGTGCCGCGCGTAATTCGCGTCCGGGACGTGCATGTAGACCCGACTGCCCTGGAACAGCGCGTCTGGGTGTTCTTCGACGGAGACCAAGACAGGCCCTGGAAGCCCAGCACCGGAATGCTGCGCGTATTGTCCGCATGCTGGGGGACCGAGTCTGATGATTGGATCGGTCAGCACGCAGAAATAATATGCGACCCGTCTGTGGTCTATGGCGGCAAGGAAGTCGGCGGGATCCGAGTAACCGCCGTCACGGGCATCGACGCGCGCGGCTTGGATATACCGCTATCCATATCGCGCCAGAAGCGCATCATTTGGCACGTCAAAAACCTGCAGGTACAGACCCGAGAATACCCGGCCGACAAGTTTGACGCCGGATTTGATGCCATGTCGGAAGCAATGCAGTCCGGCAAGATGTCGCTCGCGGACGTTATCGCACGATGCCAGAAGACTGGAACACTCACCGCTGAGCAAGTTCAGCGGCTGGAGGATGCCGCGCCTGCAATTGCTGAGGGAGACGAGGGATAGCAAGACACCCCGGCGCAGTCATACACGCTGCGCCGGGGTGCTCGGCTATGCGGGCGGGGTCGCGCCAGGGTCCAGCCCCAGGTTCTCCATGGCCGATGTCACCGGCTGATCCAGCGGTTGCACCACCAGCAGATACTTTTCAATCAGTCCCTGCATAGCGTCCCAATAGCTTTGTTGGCGCTCCAGATCCGCCGGAAATAGGTGCATCGGGATGCCCGCCGAAGCGCTGACCACCAACTCATCGCGTGCGCCCACCACGATGTCAATCAGATCCTGAACCGCCACGTTCTCCTTAAACTTCAGGTCCGGATAGATCGGGTTTTTTAGTTCATAGAGCCGGCCCTTGGTCACTGGCAAGTCCAGCATGGCGATGCTCTGGAAGTATTCCGAGTATGACCGCGCTGAACTCACATACGAAAGCCACCGACCGGCATCCGCCTCAAGTGTTCCGATCGTGCTCTTGGAAAGGCTGTTGTTGATTTCCTCCAGCATCTGCTGGTAACTCTCATAAAGCGACCGCACCTGCATGTTGCTGGTCACTACCGGGTATGTCGGTTGTGTCATCATTACTCTCCTACTTGTATGACGGCCTCGCCGCCCTCGCCACTACGCACATCAACGCTTGTCTCTTTCATATCCCGCTTGCTCATAGATCGCAGGAATTCACCGCCGGCATGTACCTGCCGCGCGATTCACTGGCTTTGCCTGCGCAACACTTGTATAGCTTGTCGTTTATCTCGATGATGACACGCTGATAACGTTCGTCTAGCTGCGTCACCTTGGCGGCTGCGGTAGAGACCTCCGCGCTTAGCACTGCTGTCTTAACATAGACCTGCACCCATGACGCGCCAACCGCAGAAACAACACCTATTGCCGCGCTGACCATCATCGAGCGATCCATCACGCAGCGTCCACCAGTTCGGCTATGAGCTTTGCGCTTTGCAGCGTCACGCCGGCGAATGTATCAGCAGAAGACAGCAACCTAAGCTGTAGCGTATCACCCACGCTGGCGGACACGTCCACCATAAAAGAACCGGAAATATTGGCGCCTTCTTGATCCCTGCCGACGAACCAAGGGGCAGATGCGGTCCCGGTTGATGTTGTGTCGTTCCAAAGCTGCATTTCAATGGTCCGCCCGGACCCTAGACTTGTAAATTGCAGCGTTGCCGAATATTCAAAGCGCCATACACCGGCAACCGCAACAGACAGCCCGTCATTCGCTACATCCTGCGTAACGTTGACCGGCGATGCCACCGCCCCGGCTTCCATGTCCACAACCTGCGGCGTTGCGGTGATATCTGATAGCGCAGTCGGCGTAGTACGATTCACGCCACCATAGCCACGGATAGGCTCAGGCGTGCCAAAAGCAATCTCCTGCACATCGGAACCGGTACTCAGAACTTCTACCTTGGTGCCAGGAGAAATAGAGACAAGCGCCCCGCCAGACTTGCATTGTGCGTCCAGTGTAAACGCTGTCTGATTGTCCAGAATCATGCGCCGAACATTACCATTTGGTAACAGGATCTTCCGCGACTGAGTTAGAGCGCCGCCGGTGTCGAGCAACTGCAGCCACATATATATAAACGGCATGCGACCGGAAGCCTCTTCCAGTTCCAGGTCATAATCCTGGTCTGCGGTTGCATCAAACTGACCCTGACCGCTTACAGCATAATCAAACCAGTCTAACGCCTCGTTGTGCGTGACGTCCGGTTGCGCTTGGTTGGATGCAAGCTCTGGCGCCTCTAGATTTGGCGTAGCCATTAATCGACCCCTGGTGTTGGTGTTGAAGTATGCAGCGCCGGCGCACCGATGCCGACCCGCGCGCTCATCTGGTAGCACCGCATGTCTATGGCGCTATGCGCTGTAAATCCGTCCGCAATCAAATCAGCGCGGCGATACAGGTATGACCTCGACGTAAGATCCACGCTGCGTTTCACCGTCTCGCCGTCCAGGAACTCAAGCCTGTACTGCTCGGATTCCTCGCCTAGCTCAGTATTCCACAGCAGCGGCCCTGGAAACCGGCTGCGACGTATCCAGCGGACCTCTAAATCGTCGCCAGACGTCCACCACGACCGCAGCCGGTGAGGACTGTACGGGCGGTCGGACTCGCCGGTATTCGTGAACGCAACAGCCGGCGCCGTTTCGATAAACCCTCCGATGGATACTGCCTTGTACCAAAACTGGATATTCAGGCTCGCGGCATTCTGGTATGCACGCAGCAGCGAGTTATCAAGCACGACGAAGCCATCATCGGCAACATGCGCCGCCGTTTTGTGCTCAGTCCCAAGTCTGCCGCGCAACAGATGAGACAGCGTATAGGTTCCGTCCGGCTCAAGCGTCGCGTCTCGCCACTGTATGACTTCCCAGCGACCGTGAGCCCCAATTACCGCAGCGTTCGCGCCGTTCAAGACCTCAAGCTCCGTCTTGGATTCCAGCGTGCCACGAACCATCCGCACGCTTAGTGTCTGGTCACGGCGCCAGGTTGTGCAGGTATCCTCCGCCAGCGCGTTGATTACAAAACCGTAATCCGCCTCGTTGTTTATCGTGTCAATCAGCGCCCACGCCGACTGATCGCTGCTTCGGTATATGTTCCCGGCGCTCCATTCGTCCGAGTACCCGGACGCGCCAATGTAAAACCCCGTCTCGTCGTGGCTGCGAGCCAACAGCGGGATGTCCAGATATGCACCGGTCGTGGGACTCTTCGGCAGGATCTCTTGCCCGTTGTCCGGGAGCTCCACGCCGGGCGCATCGCTCACGTATGCGGCGGCAGCATCCTGCCTGCCAGAAATCGCAAGCACGCGCTCCGCGCCATACTGGATGCGCTGCAACTGGCAGATATGTGAGGCCTTGTCGGTGTCAATCTGGACCACGTCAGCCGGATCGAGCGCAGCATACTTGGTGCTCAGTTGCGCCGCATACCCGACGCGCCCGGTCCAGGCTGATTGCAGCAGTATCTCGGCAAGCTGCGCCGCCTGCTGATCGGTGAGCATTGCCGGCAGTTTGACGACTTCGGTTGTCTTGGTCGTGGTGACCTGCCGCTGGGCACGCTGAGCACCGGCCTGATAGTCCGTCTCAAAACTCAAATATGTCAGATCAACAGTGCGGGGGAGCTCTGATTCCTGCGCGCGCTCGATGGTCAAATTTGCCGGGCGCCCGCTGCTGCTGTATGCGGCTAGGTCATCCTGCGGAATCGTAAGCGCCGGCGCGCCTGAGCGCGGCACGCATTTTAGTTTGTTGTCGGTTTCGACGACATCAAACAGTCCGATTCGCTGCAGTTCCTCCAGGGAATCGCGCGCGGATTTGATGCCGTCCACAACGAAGCCTTGCACGGTCGTGGAGACAGCGCTTGTGTCGATATCCTCAGCCGCCAGTCCCGAGCGCTGCATCAGGTCGTTGGCAATATCGCCGACGTTTTCACTAACTGACGTGATTGTGTTTCCGTTGCGGCTTAGGACTACCAGCGACCCACCGGTCCCGGTGTCCACGTAGCACATACCGCCCTCAGCCCAAACGCTGCCGCCGTTTTGCGTTGTCGTGCCGACCCAACTGTCAACTTGGCGGAATACGCTATCGTCACCTATTTCATATAGGTAGACAGTGACAGTTGATGACCTGTTGAATGACTGCCACACATGGCGCAAGTCCTCCTCCATGGTGCAGACTTCGCGCACATACAGTGGGTTGACATATCGGTTCGGACATTTTGCGTTATCTGCTGCCGGGTCAATCTGGCCGGACTGTTCTACTAGAATCGTGAAATTAGACCGGCGCCCCAGATACCAGCCGTCGCCAGTTTGCCAAAATACACGATCGTTTGTTGGGTTGAGCGCGACCAGTCCGATTGATTGGTCTGGAGCGCTTGGGTCTGGCTCCCACGCTATCACCAGATCTGGGTTGCCGCCTGCTGTTGAGGTTTCAAATGCTAGTTCTGCGCCGGTATGGTAAAGCTTAACCTCCGACAGATACCCGCATGAATACGTCGAAAAATAGCTCCAGTCATCTTGAAAACGGTCTAGCTGCGGGTCACGCGTCGTCTCGCCTAGATAGTTTCCATTGACATCAAACAGCTTTGTTCGTGTTCCATTCTCGTAGACGTGCGTCAAACGCAGAACACCGTCATATAGCCCGGTAAACGCCCACCCGTTGTTGTTGTTACCGTGAGGCGTCTCACTAACAAAAAGCGACGTTGTTTCAGTCCCAGCCGCAACAACCTCAAAAGTAAGATTGGGAATCCGGTTGCCATAGTCACCCAATTGCAGGTCATCGAAGACAACGTAAGCGCGCCCGGTGTATGCCGGGACATTCCCCACGCCCTCATGCGACTCCATGGTCGGGTCTGGTAGCTGCGTCGTGGTGCCGTAGTAAAACGTCACCGGCAGATTGGTATTTGCTGTCTGGCTGCTGCCGCTATAGGCATTCGTGCGGTTGTCGTATATCAAATTCCCGTCTGCCCAAATCCTGGCAAACCCAACAATTGGGCCATGGCATACGACTATGGCGAAGCTGCTGCTATACGTGTACGTTGTGGTTTCAGTCTTGGAGCCGCCACCCTTGCCGCCGGAGTCCTCCTTCTTCTTGCGTTCCTTTAGCCCGCTGGTCCAGATCATATTGCCGCCGATGCGCGACGACCCATAGACCAGCGGCACAGCCTTGCCGTACGACGACGACTGGACGCGCAGTTCGTCAAGTCGCGGCCCGGTTGCCTGGAAAGTATCAGGGAACGCAGCCGCACCGATGGCGCTGCCGACATTCCAGCCGATAGCCGCTCCGGTCGGCCCGCCGAAGAATCCACCGACAGCCGCGCCGGTTACGCTGAGAGCAAGCCTAGCCATTCATCACTCCGGGCCACCTCCACCATGAAACAACGCGACCGCGCCACTTATGGTCTAGTCTATGCTCTATCACCCCGTAAGGCTCATAGCTATGAATGATCGTGTCCCGCTCGGTGAGTATCGCTAAATGTGTAGGCGCGCGCAGAAATCGTATCAGCGCCACATCACCCGGCGCCGGGTCTGCTACTGGCGTCATATGCTGCGCCACGACAGACTCCAGTTCCCCGTTAAACGGAATCCGCCCGTACCCGGTGACAATGGCATCGGTCAAGCCCAGACTCCGCGCAACCCCAAGAACCAGCCCTCCGCAATCACACCCGGCATGGACTCGGCCCTGATGCACCCATGGCGCGCCGAGCCAGTCACGCGCAGCCCTCGCCAGATCAAGACCGCTAGGCATAACGGAAAGCCTTGTCATTGCCCGGCAGATGCGGATACCCGCCGAAGCTGTGTGCTGCGTTGAATTTGTCCCTACATGTAGCAAAGGCCTTGTCGCACCCGGCGTAAACCTGATAGGTGTCGCCAACCTGCACAGCCTTTGGCATCGGCTGAAACAGTGTGAATGTACCGTCCGCCAGATACCGGCTTACCTCCATCCGTTTGCCGGCATTATTTCCCGTCTGCCAAGTCAGCAGACCATATGCAAACCAGCGGTCCGCCTCTGTGCGCCCGGTGTCCTGGAATACCTGCCAGTCTGTTACGCCTGTAACAGTGCCAGAAACCAAGAAGTCAGCAGTGCATGCTTGGCATCGGTTGCGGACCCCGTCATCCCTGCCCCATTCGTATGGGCATGACGGCGACACTACCGACCCAACCGGATGCTGGAGCGCTTGCATCATGCTGCGCTGTTCGGCCACGAAGCCATCGTCGGCGATGGTGATATTCCCGATCGTGCCGCGGCGCAGGTTTATCTTCCCATCGTCGGGGTTTTGCCAGTCAACTTGAAAGATGCGAATCTCGGCGCCGTCATACAGGCCGCCGGCGATGTCCGCCTCAGTGATCCGGTTGTCCTCTAGAACCGATTCTACGTCCAAGTTATCTACCGCCAGCCCGCTGGAACTGGTGACATTAGTCGGCGTCATGCCGGTGCAGGCGCAGTATGGCTCGCCGTCTACGGTCAGATCCCGGTCGTGGTCGGTGAACCCCATTATCCCGCCGTCAGTTCTCTGCAAGCGCCAGCATGTCGCAAGACGGGTGACGTCCTCGGCTATGTGCGCCTGCATCTCCGGCGTCAGCGTTTTCAAACTCTGACCTCCACGATAGGAACATCTGTCGCGCTGACCTTGTAGTCCGATAGAGCCACGGCTATTTCGTCAGTATCGAACCGGCACGGGACATCAAACTCATAGCCTGCCTTGACGACGACACCCGGACCCGGCGCAGTGTCGAACGTGACAATCCCCGTAGTCACGTCCACCGTCCACCCGGTTGCCTGCGGAGCGTCGTCCAGGGAAATCAACACCGACCCGGCAACAGGCTTGCGGATATCGCGCGTACGCGTATTGGCGCCTGCGGCGTAGGTCTTGGTTAGCTGGAAGTCCACCACGACACCGTCACCCGTCCCGATGGTCTGGTCGGTGCTGGTGATCGCGTCATCCATGTAGAGCGAAGACTTGTAATCGTGGTAGTCCTTCATGCGGAAGCCATACGCGCGGCCCTGGACAGCATGAAAGAAATGGATTAACTGCTCCAGCCGCTGGCGGTCTAGCGTGCCGTACCCGATCCGGTATCGGTGCCTGCTCTGCTCCCAATTGACGTTGCGCTGTTCGTGTCCGCTGGCCATGGTAATGACGGTCGTGGAATAACCGGGCCCGCCAGTGGAGCCATAGGCTATGTCCTCGGGGAATCTGGGAGACTCTAGGAACCCCATTAGTTGAACCTCGCAGGGGATGATAAACGGAACAACCGTTTCCGGCGGGATGGGCTCGCATGGCAACACCCGCTCAAAAATCCAAAACGTTGCGGGGCTTGTGGAGAGCGCATAACACTTGGTCCGGGAAACCGGAAAGCAAGTGACTTCGGTGTAATCTGCGCCAACCACCTCATGTGACTCTGTTTTGTCGAACTCCTTGTTGTCGTTTATCTCGTAGATTTCCACAAAATGACTTGCGGCACCATCCCAACGAACGACGACCCAACAAAAAGAGTCATCAACAAACATAGCGCCAGTCCGGCCTGGGTTACTGTCGCACCAGTTACCAAGCACGGTATTTCTGGAGCCTGCCCAATTAAGCGCCGGGCCAGAATCGAAAACCTCTAGCGCGTCTGTTTGGGAGTTGTACGATGCTTTCTTCCATACTATGCCAGTGCCGCTATCTGGCCGCTCAATCCAAAAAATCCAAGAACCATCTTGATTAGCACAAACATGCCGAAACTCCACCGTAGAGTCTACGGCGTCATAGATCGTTACTTTTATCCGCTCACCCTGCGGGTCTTCTATACGATAAAAAGAATTTGGCTGGGTTCCTCTTTCAGCGGCTATCACGACCCCTTCCGGAGTTATTGTAATAAAGTATCCGGTGCTGCTGCCAAAAACATAAGCGCTCACGGATGGCGCCAACTCTTCGCCTATGTAGGCGCCATCCTCATCATATTTAAGGCTTCGCTGCCCAAAATCCCCGCCCGACAGATACCAAGGCTCATCGCCGTAAACAAAACCATTCTCCACCCTTGATATCCGCGCGTATGCGTTAACCTCGCCCCAGCGCACCTCAACGGGGGATAAAACTTCCGTAAACTGGAACCCAACGTCAGCCATTACAGATTCCGCCTCGCCGCCATGCTAAGCGCCGCCTGCATTTCCGCCTGGATCTGGCCAGAGCTACGCCTGAAGCTGTCGGCATCGTTTGTGCTGATGTTCATTACAATGCTTGCGCCGCCGAATGACGCGCCGTTCGGGATTATCTGCCCCGACTGGCTAGGGCTGAATATCTCCGGTCCATTTTCTCCGACTAAGTATGACTTCCCGGAAGAAACCGGCCCGCCTGATGCGCGCGCACCGCCGAACGAACTCATAAGCTGCCCAATCAGCCCGCCGAATCCACCGCCGCCCTGCCCCGGGGATTCACCAAACAACGTTGTTGCCAACTGCGATGCCAGGAACTCGGAAGCCATGCGGTCTACCGTCTCTCGCCACCGGTCCAGAATCCCATCGAAGTTTCCCGTAATACTGTCGTAGATCGTGTCGCCTAACAGAGTCTGAACATTGCGGGCAGCCTGAACGTAGAACTCGTTTGTTTCTTGTTCCTGGTCTCGTAGCCATTCCTGGCGCAGCCTGTCCATGTGCTCGAAACCGGCAATATCCTCCTGGGCCATCTCAGACAAAAACTGTTTGCGCAGTTGCACGTTCCGATCATATGTTTCTTGCGCGGCCTGATAATTTGTTAGCGATCCGAATACGGCAAGCTCTGGCTCAGCAGCGCCAGCGCCAGAAGCTGCCCCACCAGTCGCGCCAGGAATAACCGGTTCGGTCGCGTCCGCAAGCAATCTTGCCTCACGACCGATGGAAACCAACTCCCGCATATGCCTGTTGGTTTGCGGCAGAACCTTGTTTGCCTCTACGGCATCGCCGGCAACCTGGTCAATTAGCGACTTGCCAATCTGGCCAACAAACGGATTGATCCCTACGAAATCATAGAACTCCTTGAACAGCCCGCCCGTTGTCGCCAAGGCTGCCGCGCCTTCGCGCGCGCGCACTATAAACCCGGTAATGGAGTCCGTTGCTGTAGTGAATGCGGGCGCCACATTTGTAACAAGCTCATTACTGAGCCCCTTCATCGCCGCGCTCAGGTTCGTCGTAGCGTCTTTTAGCTCTGCGGCCTTGTCTGCGGCATCCCGATCAAGCGACAACCCCAGCCGGCGCGCTTCCTCGCGCATCTCGCGCATGGCCTTACTGCCGCCCTCCATGGTCTGCAGCAGCGCCACACCCTCTGTATCGAAGATTTTCATCGCCAGAGCGACGCGCCGGGACTGAGATTCAACGCCTCGCATCGCATCAGCTATGGCTTCGAACTGCTCATCCGGCTTGAGCGCTTCCAGCGCTTGCGCCGATAGCCCGAGCTCGCGCAGTGCGTCCTTCGCCTCACCAGTGCCACGCGCTGCCTCGCTGATGCGGCGTGTCATACGCTGCCAGCCGGTCGTCAACGTCTGGAAAGTGACGCCGGTTCGCTCTGCAACTAGCTGGTATTCAGACAGCGCTTCGGTCGAAGCCCCGAGACGGATTGATAGTTTCTGGATCTGGTCGGCAGTGTCCACCGCGCCCTTGATGAGCGCGCCAAAGCCGGCAGCGCCACCGATAGCGGCCAACGCGCCACCCATGCGCCGGGCGATGTTCTGCATGCCACGCATGCGCCGCTCGACGCGATTCATGGCAGCCATGAACTGCGCGTCGTTAGCCGTTATTCTGACTTGAACGTCTTGAATCGCCACGCAGCCACCCTAAGAGTTTAGACTTTGTTTGCTCGACCGTCTGGGCTTCTGTGGGTCGCGGCTTTAGCGGCTGGAATTCTCCCCATGGGGCGGCGCGATAAAGCACCATCCATTCCGTAAGCTCGCGCGACCCCATTCGCTCCAACATCTCGCCAACAGGCATCCCCATTGTCCGCGCCAGGAAAAAACAAAACTGCCTATCCTGGCGCGCACTCAGTTTCCCTCGATGTCCTGCTCGGCATCGGCGCCCATGCCGTTTAGCCGTCGCGCTACATCGCAGACCCTGTCCGCCACCGATGCCGGCATGTTGTCCAGCTCGGAAATATCCTTGCTGTTGAACATTGGCGATCCGTCTTCGTTAACGCAGGTCAGCGCTATCAGCTTAGACCTCATGCCAATAATAGCGCCGGAACTGTCGCGCTTGTTGAGCACGAAAGACTCGAAGGCATCGCGCTCCTTGGCGCTCATTTCCTTGACCATGACGGACCCGCCCAACTCAGGCACGGCCACCGTTTCCCGTTTCCCCTGGAAACCATTCAGAAAGCTCTCCCTTGATAAAGCTTTCATTGCTAGCCACCGGCGGGAGTGATAGTCGGCTCACCAGTGATACGCAGCGTGCAGGAGCCCTCAAGCGCAGCATCCACGCCACCGCTTGACGGGGTAGCGCGCACACGCGCGTTGAAGTCAATGGTCGCGCCGTCGCTCAGCGTCATCTGAAACACACCAGCAGCGCCGGACGCGCGCAACGTCCGCAGCTCATTCTGCCCGGCGTCGTTGAAATCCGGATGCCAGGTCAGCGTAAGCTGCCCGAAATCCTGCAAACCCAGCAAGTATTCCTTAGCCGTGCTGGTCAGGTTGGTGACGTCAATTTCGTTAGATTCGCCATCGAAGCCGTCGAACGAGACCACGTTGGCAATCGGTGTGGCGACCGTAGCTACCTCTACCGTAATCGTGGTGCCTTGAGTGATGATCGCTGTGCTAGCCATCTGCGGTACTCTCCAGGTAACGGAAACTCATAGGAAACTCAGCCCTGACCGTCTCTGCCGACCCTTCCGGTGCATAGATGGTCATGGGCTCGGGAAACTCTACACTGCTCGCAGCGCCGCCTACAGGCCTCTGTGCCGTTCGCAGTTGCAGCGCTCGGCGTACATCTTGCGCCAACCTGATTAGCTTGCCTTCATAGTCGTCTGTCACGTTGATGACCATCTCCACCATGACGGACAGCATGTGCTGAGACTGTTGTTGCGACCATGGCCGAGGCTCCTCGATCTGATCTGCATCCACAGACACAAACAACGCCGGAAGCGCATATTGCGCTGATGTCAGCCTCTGCCCTGCGCGACCAGTCAGCACAGACCGCACGCCGGTCCAATATGCCGGCTCCGAAATAGCTTCCAGCGCTTCAACGATGGCGGCGCGCAGTATGTTTGCCTGAGGCTCGATCATCGGCGAAACCTGCTGCGCGTGACAGCCGTCCCACGAAATGCGCGGCGCCTAAACTGACGCTCAATCTGTTTGCGCATCGTGACCAGTCCGAGTCTGCGGATATATCTCAGCATGGTCTGGTCCACAATTGCGGCGACACTCGGCCCCCACATCGGTTCAAGCTTGCGGCTGCCGGGGATTTCCCGGTAAATGTGCGCCCATCGCTCACTGCGCAACTTGAACGCGCCTGGATACTTGCGCCACCGACCCTTTAGAACCTGGACCTCCATAGGTCCGGCCTTGCGTCGCTTCTGATCCCTGCGCGCCAGCCTCGGCTTATGCGGGAACGCAGACAGCTTGATCCCGTCGCTGGTATAGATGATCTCGGCGTAACCCTTGTATCGGTTCGCCTTCGCCGTCTGAATGCGCCCGACCGTGCTATGTTTGCGGCTTCCCTTCAGCATCGCAGCAGGAATCGCGTAACGCTTGCGAATGCGTGCGGACGACTTCGAGATAAGCGTCTTTGCCGTCTCGTTCATCGCCTGAGTTTCCGCGATGGCGATCTGCCGGCGCGTCAGCCTAAGCTGATCCGCCAGCTTTTCGGCGCCTCTGACATCCACGCGCATGGCGACCATGGTCAGGTTACGTCAGTCACGGCTAATCTCCCGCGCGAAAACGCGAACCACGACGCCATCTGAATTATCGACGCCATCTATCTCATACGTCCCGCCATCATGCACCACAGTTGCCCCGGTCGCAGGCTCCGGCCCGCAGTCTTCCGCAAGCAGAGACAACTGCAACCGGGGCTCACTTGGTGCGGCATACTCACCGTCTGCAATCTGCTCAACATCGAGCATTGCCACGGTGGTGACTGGCTCACCGACAGGCGGGAAATACATAGCAGCGCCCCCGAAAGCCGTTAAGCTCTCACGGGCGCTGACACGCTCATCGGTGAGCCAGGCGGTCACTTAGGCGCCGCTCGGATTCAGGCAGACATAGCCCTCCAGCACACCGGCGCCCTTGTCGGCGTAGGCGTACCCGTGGATTGGCCCGGTAGCCGCCAGCAGAGCGGTCCCGTTGAACACCAGCTTGTCACCCTGCGAAAACGCAGTCGTAGTGGCAGCCAGTTTCCAAACACCGGAAACCGCAACCGCTCCGGATTCGGTGTCGGGGATATCGACCAGAGCGACACCCAGCATGTCGCCGACTACAACACCAGACCCGCTCGTGATCGTGCTCCCGGTGGTGTTGGTGTACTCGACGACGTTGCCGTCAGCGTATTGATTAGTTGCCATCTCTTGGACTCCTGTTGGTTAACGCTTAGGCGCCGTCATTCGTGGCCATGCCGCGCCAATCCAGCGGGGCAACACCAGCATCGAGCCGGACCTTGTACTGAGCTCCGTCCTGGCTCCATCCGTTCTGCGTCTCCATGTACGGCGCCTGCATGCCGTCCAGGAACGCAACCTCAACGGTCGGGAACGTGCCGGGGCTGGCCGTCATGTACCATTTAGTTGCGCTGGCGCTGCTCAGCCGATGCTCCGAAATCACCTGGAACGTGTTCTGCACAGCGTTCGGGGTCAGCGTTCCAGCCGTCGCGGCCGGATCGTAGATCGCCTCGCGCAACGTCTGGGCACTGGTTTCCAGCTCCACCGGAACCAGCATCCACATGGGCCGAATGCCCAGGGTGGCATTGCCGGACGGGTCTTTCTGCAACGCCATAGCGACCCGCATCGCATCAACCGAAGCAACCGCCGGAGCACCAGCGCCACCGGGGTTTAGGTTGTTGTGCGCGGCGTCAAACAGCGCCACACCGTCCTCAGTCATTTCCGGATTGCTGGTCAGCACCGCATACACCAGATTTCCAACCTGACGGGCAGCAGCGCGACCCATGCCGGCGGGGATTCTGGACAGCGCGCCCAGATCATCGTTAATCAACGCCTGCCGGGTGATGCTGAACAGCTTGCCGTAGGTGGCCAGCACGATAGGCTCATGCTTGTCGCCATACGTGCCGTACGTATACTCGGCGCCCTCCTTGACCTCGTCCAGACTGTCAAACAGGGACAGATTCGGTCGGGTGGCCTGCTTGAAATCAGGCAGCGAGCCGGTGGCCGTCCACGCCTGCCAAGTCTCATCGGTTTCCTGGTAGGCCTGCAACAGAGCCTTGTTTGCAACGTTTGCCAGCAACGACGAGAAATCCGAAGTGCTGTGAGACGCGATGCCGCGACAGGTAAACGCCTCGCCGACGATCTGGACCCGGCTCAGCCCACGGGTGCTAATGCCGACCTGCCCGAGATACTCACGGGCCAGGTCCACCATGCTGGCGCCCCGGAATTCATTTTCCCCGGCCAGCTTGTCGGCGTCCTGCTTGATGAGTCCGCAGCGCAGTTCCAGCGATTCCTGGACACCGGAGCGCCACTTGTCGAACCCATCGGCGCCATGCTGCACGGCAACCTGCCGGGTCTGCTGGTCCTCGCTGGCGCCCTGGTAAGCCTGCCGGAACGAAGTTTGCTGAACCGGCTTTACGCCACCCTTCAGCGCGTCCAGCAGCTTGGCCGTGGCTTCCACGGTTGTGTTGCCCTGGTCGATGCAGTCATCCATGAGAGCGCGCAGCGCGGGTCCGTCCTCGCGATCGAGAAACGGCGCAAACTGCTCGCGAATCTCCCGGACTTCCTCAAGTGCGGCAGCGCGGCCGGCGGTGAGCCCTTCGCGCTTCGCTTGAGCCTGCACGGCCTTGAAATCTGTCACATTGCTGGTGCCATCATCGGCACGCTTCGTCTCGTCTGCCATGGGTGGCACTCCTTCATCACTACGAAAAACACCGACCGTATGGTCGGCAGGGACCGATACCATGGAAACCTCAAACGGAGTCCAGCGCGTCGCGCGGATACCATTATCTGTTTCCTCGTACTCATCTATCCGATACCCGACGCTCACATCGGTGATAATCCCGTCCCGGATATCAGACTCAACCTCGCTTGCGGCGGCGCGCTCACTAAACCGCAGATCCCCACGAGTTTTTCCGTCCGCATCCAGCCGGAAATTCTGCAGCCGACCGATGGGCAGCGAACCGCTGTCATGGCTAACCAACACCGGCAGCCCGCGCGCATCCGCCCGCTCCATGTTGATGGCGCCTGGCTCATGGCTCAAAACCTCAGTCCCAAACCAACGATGCACCGGCGTTTCGCTAGAAACAGCGATGCTAATCGTATCGCCTGCGGCAATCTCAGCCTGCCGCGCGTAACTGTCCCGAATCGTCCTGGCCGTCATTCGCTTGGTCCTGTTGCTGCTGTTCCTGCTGTTCCTGCTGGAACGTGTCGCTCGCGCGCTGCGCGTCCACCATATCCGGATCGCCGCCCCGCTTGCGGATAACACCCTTGCGAGACTCGAACCCGGCTTCTACCGCCATCTGATCGGCGCTGACTTCCTTCGCTGGATCAATCCAAGGCATTGCCGGCCCTCGCAACTCCACGTTGTAGATCGTGTCCCGGTTTACGTTGCGCGGAACCGTTATGCGTCCAGCCAATACCGCGGCGTCAATAAACCGGCGCCACATCGGGCGCAACAGTTTTTCGTGGTAATACGACCGCAGCGCCGCATATGCCGGCTGCGATTCCACCAACTCCTGACGCTGCGCGGAATACGTCCCATTGTAGTCCTTCGACACACTGGAATACTTCGCGCCCGTGCCTGCCGATACCGCACGTAGCATAGCGTTCCTGAAATCCTGCAGACCAGTGTTTGGACGGTTCGCGCCTAGTGTCTCGACCGCCTCACCCGGGTTTAACGTGAATATCTGCCCCGATGACATCTCGAACGGAACATGCCCGTCCTGATCCTGTTCGTTGGGATACCCGAACGCATCAGACCGAGTGATGGCGGCACACATCGACGCAGCCACACGCGCGGCTATGCGCTCGGACTCTTCGTATTCCTTCACGTCGGCGAGGCGGGTCATCACCGCGGCGAATATCGACGACCCGCGCGCTTGCCTGATACGCTTCGCCAGCTTGAGATGCACAATCCGTTCGGCGGATATGCGCTGCGTCTCGTAGCTGCTGGCCCACATCCCACCCGGGTGCGTCGTGTAGAAATGATACGCCAGCGGACGCCCGAAGCTGTTGCGCTCAACCCCGTGGATAATCTCGGCGCCACCCTGGACGGTCGGCTCCATGATCGCGCCGGTCGCCGGCCAATCAAACGGCAGTAAATCCGACTCAATCAGTTCCAGTGAGTACGGCAGAACCGGGCCGGCGTCCAGATGCTGCGCGAAAACCTCGCCGTCCCGATACAGGGAACGGCACAGAATCCGCTCCATCTGCGCACCCGGCAACTCTTCGGTGGACTCTGGGCGCTCGTACCACTCGCGAAATATTTGACGGATCTGACGATTCAGATCGGTCGCCGGGCGCATGGCTCGCTTGCCGGTCATCACTGCCGGCTCAAACGTTGTGCCAGCGCCAACGGTATTATTCACCAGCTCATCGAGCACACCGACAGCCAGATCGCTGTTTTCGTCCAGATGCCGCGCCCAGTTTGTTAACCGGGTGCGCGCATGATCCATAACCCGGTCTCCGGACAATCCGCCGCCGGGCCGGTCTTTCTGGAACCTGGAAGGAATAGCCGCATCGTAGAGCCGCTGCATGTACCGCGCACGCGAACGACGCGCCGACCACTGCGGCGCTATGATGCTCAACCAGTCTTTACTGAGGATCGACATTACGATGCTTCGGAATCTCAGGCCGCAGCGCTTCTATGATCTGCTCGGCCAGGTCCAAGGGAACAATCTTCCACCGCGCGTTTTTCGGCTGCCAGCGCTGCCCACATTCCTGCAACCGCTCAAGCTTCTGCGCCAATTCCGCACGATTCACAGCCACGCGCTGTTCCAGGTCGCCACGCTGTACGGCTTCGCCTTGCCACTTAGCCGCTGTAGCGTTTCTTCCGCGTCTTGCCATTGCTGCCTCAGATCGGTGACATCTTGGTGGGTGATCTGCCTATCAGACATGCCGCGCGACTTGGCCTTCAGCGCTTCCATGTATGCGGCTTTTGCTGCATCTCGCCATTCTTGGGCTTCAGTGAGTGTCACAATTCCCGCCTCTGAAACGCTGAACTCCTCGGACGGCTCGGCCTTGATGGCGCCGTCCGTGGCTGTGATGCAGCAGTGCCTGCACCACGCTCCATTCTAGACATTATAGGCTTCATGCTTGACTTTGGAAGCCTTTTGAACGCCGCATAGGCATAAATCCGGCAATCTAACGCCTCATTCCTGGCTCGGGTCTTCACCCATACCCGATGAGGAAACCCGTTGCGGAATTTTGTCTGCACCTGCTCGGCCGTAAGCTGGAAATAGTATTCCTCGCCTCGATGCAGCGGGAAATGACAATAACCCGGGCCCGCTTCGCCCTTGCTGAGCGACTGATATACGGCAGTTTTCGCCGCATCGGTGCCAATCGTCATGAAATGAAACACCCGGCCCGATGCTGTGCGCTTCTTCTTCGGCAGATCCGCCACCGGCTTACCCTCGCCGGCAACACCCTTGATGGCATACAGGCGCCGCCCAATATGCGACGCGCAGTAATCGTAAACCGTCTGTGTCTGGTCCCCCGAATCAATGCACACCGAAGAAACCGAGATCAGCGGACCCGACGCATGCGGCCAGGTCTGTTCGATGTACTGCGTCAACTCCTGCCACGGCGCGGCCTTCGACGTATCGCCAACTATTGCCTGATAGTCGATTGACCACGACTCCCCATCAGCATTCCAGCCCACAAGCTCTAGCTCCAGCCTGTCGTGCTGTACATCTACTCCCATGGTCAACACACAAACATCAGCCGGAATAACCTCGCCGAAATCATACGCGCGGGCCATGATGCTTGACGGATCTACGCTATCGCCCTGCTCTTCGTATGTCTCGCCCAAGCTGGTATTGACGAAGGTCCGCAGCATCTCGCTGTCATCCTTCGCCTCCAGGAAATCCGCCACCATTTCTTCCCACCGGCGCCATGGGCTGTACAGCTCCGAGATATGAAACCCGGCAGTCTTGCCGCCCGGCTTATCGGCGCGCCACTGCCCGCCCGTCAGCATCTTGTGTTTGTCACGCTCATGCATCACGCCACCGCAATGCTCGCAAGCATAGTGCGCCGTCTCAGGCTTACCCTTGTCCCAATGAACCTGCCGCCACATCAAAACCTGGAACTCTTCACAGTGCGGGCATGGCACCCAATAACGCCGCTGATCGCTAGCCTCGTAAGCGTATTCTATGCGACTGGCACCCTTAACAGTTGGCGTGCTGGTTAGGAGGATTTTTCTGTTCCAGAATGTTGCCGCGCGCTTTCTTCCAAGACTGACGCTGTCTCCCTCTGCGCCTGCGCTGACCGGGTACCTGTCAACCTCATCGAACAGCACAACCCTAACCGGACGGCTCGCCAAACTCGCCGGGCTGTTGGCGCCTGCGAGCGTGATGTGCCCGCCGGGAAACACTTTATGGCGTAACGTGTTGCCGCTCGACCTCGATTTAACATCGCCGAACACTCCAGTCAGAGACGGACAATCCCGGATCATCGGCGCCAGCCTGTCTTTGGAGACTGTTTCCGCCATCTCCAGCGTTGGCTGGATCATCAGCATGGGCGCCGGATCTTGGTGAGAGTGGTAGCCCACGATGTTTAACAAAAACTCAGTCTTGCCAATCTGAGCGCTGGACATGACAACGACCGTTTCCACACCAGCTTCGTTGAAGGCATCCATGATGCCGCGCTGATATGCGGCCCGGTCTGTGCGCCATTGCCCGGGCTCGCTCGATGCTTCAGAAGACAATCGCCGGTAGCTGTCCGCCCATTCGCTAACCTTCAGCTTAGGCGGCGGCGCCCAGACTTTGCAGGCCTGCGCGTATATCTCGGCAGGGGTTGTCATGCCGCCGGCTCCCAAGTAATTACGTCTTCCTCTTCCGGAACCATATGCTCGGGCAAGCCACCAGCATCAGCCATGTCCTGGAGCGCTTCGTGTATATGCCTGTCTATCTCTTCCTGGACCTCCGGCACCGTCATTAGCGGCGCCACTGTCGGCGCGGCCTTTTGCGCGAGATTCAGCAGTTTTGCACGACATGCGCCGATAACATCCTGCCAATGCGCCAAAACGTCAGCGGTCTGCACTAACTTCCCTCGCATTTCCTCGACGCGCAATGCCTCCTTATCGGCCTGATTGGACGCTAGGCGCGCGCGTTCTTGCTCTAGGTTGTGCTGGCTTGCACGGTTCTGGGCTCCATAAAGGATGGGTAGCGCGTCCTTGGTTTCGTACTGCATTTCGCGCCCTACGCGCTCAGCCTCATACCCGGCTTTCCGAAGTCTGCCGGTTATGGTCTGAATGCTCATCCCGGTAATTTCGCGCAGCTCTATTTGTGAAACATTCATGTTATACGCCAGCGGTTTACATGAAACACTTTTGTGATGCGATGCCTTGACAAATCAGTTTTCGTAGACTGCTCGCCTATAGGTTGCTGTTAGCTAGAAAAAAGTTGCAACGAC